CGCGATGAGCTCCTCGTGGTACGCCTTCGGGCTGTCGAATTTCGCGGGCTTGCCCGTCTGCATGGAATTGAGGTGGTCGAGCCCGGCATTGCCGGTCGGACTGACCTTCACGGTCGCGTTCTGCGGGGCTTTGATCGCCGCATCATCCGACGCTGCGGGCCGGCGATCAGAGAGCGGCGCCTTGGTGTTGCCGGTCCGGCTCCACTCCTTGAACTCCTCGACGGTCAGGGGCGTGATGCCTCCGCGCCGCCGCGGGCCGGAGCCATCGGAGAAGCCGGCGTCGTAGACCCGCAGCGCCTCGTCGCCGCTGCTGACGCCGAGCACTGTCTTGTGCTCGTCGAACTTGCCGGTAGCCTGGTCGAACTGGTCGATGACGTAGGCGAAGCGCGAGAAGGTGTCGTCGCCGATGTAGACGTCGAGGTGGTCGCCGTCGGCGCCCTCGGTGCGCTTGATGTACCCATAGGCGGCCGGCATCTTGACCGACCATTCGGTTCCGTCCGGGGCCTTGCCCTTGCGCTCGCTGCCCTTGGCGTTCTCGAGGGTGATGTCGAGCCCGCGGAGCTTGACGTGGCCCTTCTTGTAGTTGCCCGCCTCCTTCTGCGCGTCGCTGGCGTCGGTCGCCGCCTGGGCGCCCTGCGCCGACACGACGAGGTCGTCGAAGAGGTCGCCGCGGTTGCCGGGATCGCCGAACAGGCCGCCCTCTTGCATGGGCGCGTTGCCGCCGCGGAGGGGCTTGCCCATCTCGCGCTCGCCGCGGACTCGGTCGGGGGCGCGCTCGGCGCCGGGGATGACGGTCTGCAGGCCCTCGGGGGTGAGGTCGACGGCGCCGCCTTCCAGCGTGCCGGTGCGGGCCGGCGCTACTTGAGGGGCTTCTTGCCCATCAGCACCCGGGCGTTCTCCGCCACCCGCCGGGCCGTCGCCTTCTGGCGCGGCGAAGCCTGCGGGTTCAAGATCACCTTCCCAGCTCGGCCCAGGATCTCCCTCATCCTCTCGGGCCGCCCAGCCGTCATCGTCCCATCCGGGGATGTCGTCTCCCCAGGCTGGCCGGCTGTCGATGGCGTCGTCGGGCGTCTCTGCATTTTCGATCTCATGAACGAGGAAGGACTCTATCACGTCCTCGGGGTCGGCGTCACTCGCCGCGAGCTTGTCCGCCAGGCGCGCACCTTCCTCGTCGGAAAGGCGCAGGCCGCCGTTGCGGCGATCCGAGACGTAGGCGGTCGACTGTTCGAGGCGAACCCGGTGGGCGTCCTCGGCCTCCTTCTGCGCGGCGATCGCCTGCTGCTCCGCCGAGCGCACCGCGGAGCCACCGTGCTCGCGCACGAGCGCGTCAATGACGCCCTGCCGGGAGAGGTATTCGCCGTCGATGCCGATGTCATGGGCGACGTCCTGCCACTCGGAGGCCGGCAGGTTGTCGACGTCGGAGAGGCCGCCCTTCTTGAAGAGGCCGGGGGTGTTCTGCGCGGTGATGCCAGCGTGCGCGAGCTCGGCGGCCGCGGGGCTCCCGGGCTGGATGCCAAGCGCCTTCATCCGGTAGGTGAAGGGCTTCTTCTGGACGGAGGGGGTTTTGGCGCGGGCGAGCTTTGGCCTGCCAGCATCGGTTGGCGATCCGCCGATCCCGATGCTGGCAGGGGTCGCTTCGGCTCCGGCGGGAGCAACCTGCGTAGGTGCATCCTGCCCGATCGGGGCCGGGGCCGCAAGCCCGAGCTTCGCGGCGAGGCGGGCCTTGATCTCTGCGGCGCGCTCGGGAGAGACGAGGCCGGGGGCTGGTGTGACCGGGGCGGGCGTGATAATGGGTTCGTCGGCGCGGGTGGTTGTCCCCTGCGGTCGGCCATCATCGACAATCGCTTGAAATGGACCGCTCTGCCCCTCCGCAAGGGGGGCAGGCGCCGCCTCGTCCTCCTCGACCGGGCCGAAGAGGGTCTCCGCCGAGACCGCGCCGAGCGGGACGTCAGGGATCGGCTCGCCCGCGGCGACGGCGTCGAGCACCGCCTGTCCCTCTTGGAGAAGGGGCGTCTGGATCGGCGAGGCGAGCTGCGCGGGCGTGACGGGGAGGTCGGGCCGCGGCGCCTGGGCCGTCGGCTGCATCGGCCGCGGGGCTTCGGTCTGCGCCTCGGGCGGCACGCCAAGGGCGGCGAGGGGATCGGCCTCCTTCTCGCGCGGGTCGCGGATCGCGCCAGCGGTAGCGCCGAGGCCGCCGCCGAGGGCGGCACCGATGATCGCGGACTCGGTCACGCCCTCCGACCAGCCGCGCTCCGGGTCGTAGTAGGACGAGGCGGTGAGGTTGTTGAGGATCTGGGAGATGCCCTCCTGCAGGCCCTCCTCGGTCGCGTCGCGCAGCGCCTTGCCGGCGATGGCGACGATCTTGGTCTTGAGGGTCGGGAACGCCTTGTCGAGCGGCTTGAGGATGTCGAGGATCGGCACGACCTCGGACGAGCCGACGATGCGCGCCACGCCGGCGGCGTCGAGCGCGTCGTCTTCGCTGGCGCCGCTGTCGATGGCCTCCTGATAGACCTGTCCGGAGTTGATCGCCGCGCCGGTGGTCGCGCCGGTGATCGTCATGCCGATCGGGCCGGTCGGCGCCGAGAGAAGCGAGGCCGCCATGAAGGCAGACATGCTGCCGGCGCCGGTGGAAAACTTCGACCAGAACGACGGATCCGTCGGCGGGGTGCCGATCTTGTCGCGCGCCCATGCGTCGAGGCGGCCCGCGTCCTTGTAGGTCGCGGACTCGCTCGCCGGGCGGGGCTGTTCAATCTGGAAGCCAGCGGGCTCCTCCGCCGCGATCTCGCTGACGCGCTGCGCCATGTTGGCGCGGGCGCGCTCGAGGTACGGCCGGTCCTCCTCGCTCGCCTGGGCGATCTGCTCGTCGATGGCGGAGAGGGCGTCTTGGTCGCGGGTGCGGAGCCCGGTCTGCTGGTCGCGGAGGTTCCGCTGCACCGAAGCGTCCATGACGGCAGAGCCGCGCACCGCGCTCGATGCCATGTCGGAGGCGCCTAGGGCGAACTCCTGCCCGCGGCGCGTCGCGAGGTCGCCGAGGGACTCGTCGGCGAACGGATCCGCCGCGGCAGGCGCCGGAGCGGCCGCGGCCGGAACGAGGTCGTCGAAGGAAAGCGCCGCGCGCGCCGGGGCCGCCTGGTCCCCGCTGGGGATCAGGTCGTCAAACGAGAGGTCTGCCAATTCAGAGTCCTTCGGCCGAGTAGCCGTTTGCTTTGAGGCGCTCGATAACCGCGGCTCGCGATGCCCCCTTGGCGAGCGCAGCCTGCGCCGAGGCAACGACGCCGGCCGGCGGCGGCTTGAGCCCGCTGCTGGGCGCGTCGTCTTCGGCCCGCGACTTCACGCCCTTGACCTTGCCTTCCTTCACCGCGTCGGGCGGGGCGTCCTCCGCCGTCAGGCCGAGGGTCCGCGAGAGCACGGTCCCCGGCCTGTTGGTGACGATCTGCTCGCGGTCGAGCCGTCCCATGACGTCGGCCGTCGCCTGCGCCTCGGTCTTGCCCTCGCCCATGAGCTGCTCGACCTCCATGATGATCGACGAGAAAACCTGCGGGTCGAGGTTGTTGCCGCGCGAGTCGCGGAGGCTCATCTCCAGGCTTTGCCGCGAGCTCGGGGAAAGCTCCTTCGGCTTGCCCTTGGGGAGCTTCGACGGCGGCCCGTCCTTCGGAACGTCGGCCGAGTCCGCGGATTGCTCCTTCAGGGCGGACGGCATCAGCCCGGTCGGCTTCTTGGTGTCGGGCTTCGGCCGCTCGCGATCGGGCGCGTACCGCTCGACCTCGGGCTTCGCGAGGCTCGGAGCCTCCTCGTCCTGCTTGTTGGTCGGCGGAAGCTCGGCCTCGTCGACGCCCTTCTTGCTGATGTCCTGACCCTTCACCGGGCCGCCGTCGGGGCCGATGTAGGGATACCAGCGGTTGCCGCTCCGGCCGTAGAGGTAGCCGTCGATCTCCTTCTCGCCGGTGAGCTTGCCGGGGGTCTTGCTGACGTCGGGCACGCGGGCAGTATCCTCGGGCGCCGCAGCGTCCGCAGCGTCCGCCGCGGCCGGGGCCGGATCGTCATAGCCGTAGGTCGAATACTCGTCGGGGTTCGACGTGCCCTGCGCCTCGAGTGCCATCGGGTCGGGCCGCGCCGCGCCCGCGGACGGCATCAAGCCACCGCCACCGCCGCCGCCACCGCCGCCGCCACCGCCGCCACTGGTGTAGATCGACTCGCCGGCCGGGAGCCCGGGACCGTCGCCGCCCCCTCCGCCGCCGCCCGAGCGCCGCCGGCCGCCGCCTCCGCCCTTGAGGCTGTCGCGGAGGCCGATCTCCTCCATCCGCCAGTCGTGTTGCTGCTGGGCGTCGTCCTGATCCCACTGGCGCTTGAGACTGAGCATCGCCTCCTCGCGAAGCTGCTTCGCGCGCTCGACGATGCCGGCGCCGACGCCAGCGGCCGCGCCCGCGGCTGCATAGGAGAGAAGACCGGGCATCAGATGGCACCTCCGGCCGGCACCGGCGCCGGCGCCTGGGGTGCGGGAGCCGCCTGTTCCTCGCCGCCGAGCCCCTGCATGATCTGGTCGAGCCGTCCGTCGCGATCGGCGGCGCCGAGCTCCTCCATGTCCATCTTCGCCTTCTCCGGGTCGAGCCGGCCGCTCTCCCGCTCGTGCCGGCTCATGGAGTCGGCCGCGATGAGAAACGCCTTCTTGAAGGCTTCGTCGTCCTGTTCGAAGTCGTGGATGCCGGCCTTCGTCGCCGCATCCGCGAGGTTCTCGAAGATCTCGGCCGCCGCCGCCGTCGCCATGTCGTCGGGGATCTCGACGCCGCCCTCGGCCGCCGCATCCGCGACGCGCGAGACCACCATCCCGGCCGCCTCGCCGAGCGCGGTCGCCGGGTCGTCGCCGCCGGCCTCGAGCATCTTGCGAATGCCGGGCCGGATGCCTTCCTTGGCGTCGAAGATCAGCATCATGCCGCGGGCGACGATCTCCTCGTACTGCTGCTGCTCCTCCGGGCTCGCCTCCTGCCCGCCAGCGGCCATCTCCTCCTCGCCGGGCATCGGGGCGCCGGGAGCCGGGGCGGGCGCTGGGGCAGCGGCAGGCGCGGCCTGCGAGGGCATCAGTCCGGGCATGTCAGGCGCTCCCCTTGAGGGCTTCGAGGTCGGAGACGGGCGCGCGGTGCGTCACCGCCTCGTTCCGGGTGTTCTTGACGACGGCCCACATCGCGCCGTCCTCGTGTTCGTAGAGCGAGACGACGCGCCACTTGCCGAAGGTGTCGCCCGCGGCCGGGAGGGGCTTCGGGTCAGACATACTCGATCCTCCCCGACTGCGGGTTGTAGCTGGCGCGGCCGCGCCGCCCCCACTTCTGCTCCGGCGTCGGCCGGGCGGTGGTGTCGGCCGCCGCCGTGTCGTAGGCGCTCGGGTCGACGCTGTAGGAGTCGGTGAGGCGCTTCTGCTCGTCCTCGTTCGCCTCGGCCTCTTCCTTCGCCGCCATGCCGGTCATGAGGCCCTGCCCGAGGCCGCCGATCACCTGGCCAGCCATCGGCGACGAGAGCACGCGCCCGAGAAGCCCGCCGCCGGCCGCCGCCGGGGCGGTGCCGCCGGAGAGGACGCCGGCCGGTCCCGCGGTCGCCGCGCCGCCCGTCGCCGCGCCCGAGAGCGCCGCGGGGTTGGCGATCGGAGACTGGACGCCGGCGCTGAAGACATCGGTGCCGCTCGTCGGGACCGAGGGGTTCGCCGAAGGCAGGAGCCCGCCGGCGGAACGCGAGGAGGCGGTGACGCCGCCCGCCGCCTGGGCGCCGCCGCCGAGAAGCCCGCTGCCCATGACGCCGCCGGCCGCCGCGCCGAGCATCCCGCCCTTCGCAACGCCGTCCATGACGTCGCCGCCGGTCGCGAGGCTGGTGAGGCCGCCGAGCGCCGCGCCCGTCCCCGCCTGGGTCACGGCACCCGTCAGGATACTCCCGAGGGTGCCGGTGCCACTGATGCCCATTGCCGAGAGGCCCGAGGCGACGGCACCTCCCCAGCCGCCGGCGAGGGGGGCGAGGCCGAGGGCCGCGCCGCCTGTGAAGACGATGGCTCCGATCGCGAGAAGGGGGAATGCCACCTTCTTCACGACGTTGAAGACCTTCTTGAAGATCTTCCCGATCCCCTTGAAGAGGCCGCTCATGCCCGCTGAACCTCCATGCGATAGATACTCCCGAACGGCTCGAAGCCGAGTTTCACGAGGATTTTCGCCGCGCCATCGGCGCCCTTCATGGCCCCCGAGGTCGCCGAGGTGATCTCGACGCAATGCGGGTGTGCCTTCGCCCAATCGACCATCGCCAGCATAAGCCCGACGCGGTCGCGCACCGGGCATTTCGGCGTGGTGATCCAGTAGAGATCGCTCGCGCCGACCTCGATGTGGCAGTGGTAGACCGGCGTGAGGGCGCCGATGAGGAAGCCCTCGATCTTGCCCTTCACCTCGGCGACCTGCACGAAGCTACCGCCGCGGTTCTTGTGGGCGTGCCGCTGCAGCGCGGTGCAGATGAGGCGGTGCGCCTCGCGCTCGTCGAAGGTGAGCTTGCTGTAAACGCTGTTCTCGTGCGCCCATTTGAGCACGTCGAGGATGCCGAGCGCGTCGGCGAAGGACTTCGGGGGGCGGATCATCTCAGACGTAGGTCCACATCGGCTTGCCGTTGACGGACTTGTAGACGATGGTCTTGCCGTTACTGAGCTTGACCGTGTCTCCGACCGCCGGTCTCTGGGGAGCACTGGCCGCCGGCTTCGCCACCGGCTTGACGGCCGGCTTCGCCCCAGGCAAAGCCGCCGGCTTCGCCGCCGGATTGGCCGCCGGCTTCGCCCCGAATGAGATGTCGACGTCGTAGAGGCTTCTCACCGCGCTCGTGTAGGCCGATCGCCGGTTGTTCAGCGCCTTGATCTGCGTCGTGCGCTGCTCCGCGTTCAGATCCTTGTTCGAGTTGATGCTGGCGAGCTGCTGCTCGTAGAGCTGCGAGAAGCTCGTGAGCATCCCGGCCGCCTTCTCGCGGTCGCTCGAGTCGAGGTTCCACTTCGCGAGCTCGCTCTGCAAATTGCGGTCGAGCTTCCTCTCCTTGGACTCCGCGCCGAGTTGCTGGGTCTGCAACCTCTGCGCCGCGCCGAGTTGCTGGGTCTGCAACCTCTGTCGCAGCGCGTTATCGGCGGCGGCCATCCCTTCCTTCGAAGCGATGTCGCGAAGCTGCTGCTTCTCGGCCGCCGAAATCTGCGTCGCCTGCAGCTTTTGCTCGAGGGCGCGGTTCGCGGCGGCGATGCCCTCGGTCGACTCGATCTGCGTCAGGTTGATGTTCTCGCGCGAGAGCCGGTCCGCGGTCGCGACGTTTTCAGCCGCGTTGAAGCCCGCCGTCGCCTGCGCCATCTGCCCGGCCCGCTCGACCACAGCGCCCTGCGCCGCGCCGGCGGCGATCGACGAGGCGAGGAGCCCGCGCCGGTTCGCCGTCTTGAGGCCCTCGGTCCGCGCCTGGCGCATCAGGAGGCTGTCCTGCCCGGTGATGCCGGCCGCGATCTTCGCGACGTCGGTCTCCTTGTTCTTGTAGATCGGAGAGCCCGCCGCGGTGGCGGGCTTCGGCGCCACGGCGACCGGCTTCGGCGCCGGGGCGATCGGGGCGGGGGCGGCCGGCTTGGTCCCCGGCACGACCGCCTTATTGACGTCCGCGAGCGGCTTCTTCTTGAGGGTGGGCATGAGGGCCATGTGTTTTCCTAAGTCCTCGGTCAGCGGGCCATGAGGGTGATCGTGCCGCCCGTCAGGTTCCCGCCGCCGCTCCCGAGAACCTTTACGGCGGTGATATTGCTCGTGCTTTCCACCGAAACCGTCACGCCGCGGTTGAGGATGGTTCCGAGCTTCCGGCTCAGTTCCTTGAGCCCGAATAGGTTCGCCACGCCCGAGCGCGCCGCGGTGGCGCCGGTGGCGTGCAGGACGATCGCCGAGGCGTTCGATTCCTGCCCGTCCGCGGCGATCTCGACGTAGTCGCCGCTCGTCGCCTTGTAGCTCGAGCCGTTGTTGGTGCTGACCTGAACGTTGAGGGTGCCGGATACCGCCTTGGTGACGCCGCGGGCGACGACCATGATCTCGTCCCAGGTGATGTTCGTGAAGATCGCCGCCGCGGTGGCGCCGTCGACGGCGAAGTCCCACAGGCCGATCTGCCGCCAGCCATCTGCCAGCGTCAGGCCAACGAGCGAGGCGTCGTTGATGATCTCGCCACTCGACGGGATCGCGTCGGCCCGGAGGCCGCCGAGCGTGACCTCGCCCGCGCCGGTGGTGGCTCCGGAGAACCACGACTGGAACTTGCCCGCCCCGCCGATGAGGGTGCAGCCCTCGACCGTGAGACTGTTGCCTGTCGAGTCGGTGTCGAAGGCGAAGGGGCGGAAAGTGCTGCCGCCGTAGTTCGAGAGGTCGATCGTCAGGCGCCGCACCAGAACCTCGGCGTCGCCCATGAGCATGATGCCGGTGGTTCCGGCCGCCGAGCCCGTCGGGGTGATGAGGAGGTCGTCGATCACGGCGCCGGTGCATTGCTGCACGGCGACCGATTTCGTGCCCGAGGTCGCGAGGCGCCCGCCGCGGATCCGCGGGCGGGTGGCGTCGTTGGTCGCGCTCGAGTTGTTGATCCGGACCGCGTCGCCGGCGCCGTCGTACTGGAAGTTGACGAGCTCGCAGTCGGTGCAGTCCGTCGCCACCTGGGCGAAGAACAGGGCGCCGTGCATCGAGCCGCGGTCGGCGCAGTTCACCGCCTTGACGCGGGTGCCGCGCATCTGGATCCCGGTGCCGGCCGCGCTTTCGCCGCCCCATGTCGCCGCGGACCGGGCGCCGTCGAAGGTGATGCCGACGGCTTCGGTGTGGGTGTCGAAGGCCGCCGCCGAGGATCCGACGAACGAGCCGGTGACGACGGAGCCCTCGGTGCGGCCGTAGAGGTACGGCTCGTCCGATGTCGTCGAGGTCGGGGTGGTGTTGGTGTAGCCGTGCCGCGCGTCGGTGCCGGCGAGCTTCACGCGGCTCATGTAGGAGGCTTGGTCCTGCACGAGGTAGCCGGCGATGCTCGCGCTCTGCACGCGGTTGAGCATGTTCACGCCCTCGACGTCGACCTCCGCCATGTAGCAGGAGGAGATGTCGAGCCCGACGCTGTAGCCGTTCTTGAAGCCGGTGCGGACGCGGGGGCGGTAGAAGCCCCGCACGCGAAGCATGAAGATCGTCCACGCCTGCCCGGACGTCGCCTCGAAGGTCGGCCCCTCCCACACCAGCCGCGGCTCCTGCCGCACCCGCACGAGGCGCGGGGTGGTGGTGTAGGTCTCGAGGAGGTAGCCGGGGAGGTAGAGATCATTCCCGTCGACGTCGGCCACATAGGCGAACTCGCCGCGGCGGTGGTTGACCGCGCTCGTCGGCACCACCTGATCGTCGGAGACGATCTTGACGATGTCGCCGACGCTGCAGTCGTGCCCGGCCGCCACGACCTTCGTCACCGCGCTCGACGGGGTAGAGACGCCAGGCAAGGTGCGGGTGGTCTGGGTGATCGCCGCGGAGACCGGCGCCGGGTAGGTCGCATGGAAGGAGAGCGCGACGGCCATGTTGGCGGCGACGACGATGCGGCCCGAGCCCTCGACGCGCAGGCTCCCGGTGGTGAAGCTCACCGTCGGGATCGCCGTCGTGATCGTGTAGACGCCGTCCAGCCGCACCGGGAGCCCGGTGGAGAGCCCCGCCGCGAAGGCGAGCGCCAGCGTCTCCTCGGTCGTGCCCTCGAAGTCCTCCGGCCGCACCACGGCCGAGCTCGCGCGGATCACCTCGACGTCATGGATCGCCGCCTGGTTGGTGATCTGATCGAGTTGCCACCGGCCCGCCACGTAGCTGAGACGAACGATGGTGTCGGCGACCATCATGCCGGCGAGGAGCGTCAGGCCGCCGTTGTCGCGGATGGGCTTCGCCGCGAAGCCGTTGAGGGTGAAGGTCTCGATCCCGCCGCCGGGATTGGTGTGGTTGACCTTGATGCGGACGCTCTGCCCCTCGGCGAGCGCGACCGGCCAGGGCGCGACCGTGCCGGCATAGGCGCCGCCGGCGCCCGTCGCCTCGCAATAGCCGATGGTGTTGGTCTGCAGCGCCTCCGGATCGGGGAGGAGGTCGAAGGCCGCCACGACCATGTCGGGGAAGACGTTGACCTGGGCGGAGCGCGCCGACCCGAGCCGGGTCGCCTGATCGTAGTCGGCGATGTAGTCGTTGCTCATCGCTTCTGCCGGCGCTGGGAGGTGTACAGGCGCACCGAGGAGATCGTGTAGGGATCCTCCCAGATGCTATCGGAGAGGAAGGCGAGGCCGCAGTTGAAGCCGTAGCCGTCGATGTCGGACCGGCCCATGCCCTGCACGGGGGCGTCCCAGACGAAGGTGTCCCAGGTGCCGGCGTCCCAGAACTCCCCGCCACCGACGACGGTGAAATTGCTCTCGGTCGCGCCGACGGCGCTCTCGCCGCCATAGTCGAACTCCGCCGTCACATAGATCGTGTTGGCGCTGGTTCCGTCGAGCTCGATCTCGGCCCACGGCCAGGTGTATTCGGCGTGCGTTCCGCCCGGGGAGACGAAGTGCAGGCGGGTCCAGGCGAGCACGGTCTCCCCGTCGAAGCTCGGGCCGGCGTCCATCTGGTAGACGTAGCCGTTGATCGCCGTCGCAAAGATCACCTCGACGCCGTTCGCGTCCTCTCCTGCCGTCACCATCCGGGGAACGATGGGCAACTCGAAAGGCATGAGCTCCGGCGCCGAGCGGCCGAGGTAGGCAGTCATGCCGGTGCCGTCGTTATAGTAGACCCGATACTGGTTCTTCGACTTGACCGGGATGGCGGCGGCCGGGAACGTCCCCGTCCCGTGCTTGGCCCTGAAGAACGGCGCGACGCGCTCTGAGACCGACCCCATGAGCCAGTCGCCGAATGAAGCCGTAACCTTGAGGTCGCGGATGCCGCGGTCGTCGACGTAGGTCGGGCTTCCCGCCATCGCGACGCTGTCCGCGTAGGCGCCGGCATCGTCCGTAACTACCGAGAGCTGGAACGTGTCGTTGTCGGACCCGGTCATATAGCTGACGCTCTTTTTGGCGAGCATGACGAGGCTGGTCTGCGCGTTCAGGAGACCGCTCGGGGTCGAGCCGACGTTGTGCTCGCCCGCGTCCTCGAGGGCCGAGAACTCCCGCGGGTTGCCGAGGTTGGAATGGACGACCGCCCCGGTGTCGTAGGTCAGGAAGAGGTGCTCGGCGAATTGATTGATATGCCGGGGCTTGTCCTGCGCGGCGGAGAGGCCGGGAACGCGGATCGGGACGAGGTAAGTGCCATCGAACTCGAAGGCGCGACCGTTGCCGTTGGCGCCATACATCCGCTCGACGGTGCCCTCGAACCTGTAGTTGACGAAGCGGAACTTGCCGCCAGCCGCCGAAACGGCGAGGGTGATCGCCGCCTGGGCGCCGGAGAGCGTCGCCGCGCCGCTGGTTGAGGTGGCGGCGCCGGCGGAGTAGTTGCCGCCCGAGCGCCCGCTGATGACCATGTACCCCGCGGCGGTGCCCGCCCACGTTCCCGACTGCAGGATCACCCGCTGAACCGTCGCGGTGACGCCGCCCTTGGTCAGGGTGTCGCCCTCGAGGATCTCGGCGGTGCCGGTGGTGAAGTTGATGGTCTCGGTGAACGTGACCTGAGTCCAGCCGGCCGTCGTCGCCTTCCACATATCGGTGGCGGTGCCGCCGGCGTTGTTGCGGAAGGCGTAGACCTCGCCGAGGTAGGTCCAGACGCCTGTCGTCGTGGCCGAGCCCGGGACCGCTTGGATCAGCCCGCGCCGGCGGGTGGCCTCGGCCTGCATGTAGGTCGTGTGGAGGGTGTCGTTCGGAGCGCCTTCCAGCACCGCCGTCGTCAGGGTGGCGACGTCGACCGCCGAGACAAGGAGCGGCTCGCCGTCCTGAAAGGTTCCCGTGACGGCGACGAGCGGGAGATAGCCAGCGGCATTGCCGCCGCCGGTCGTGCCGCTCGTCACGGTGGCGGCGGCGCCCGCCAGCGCGGTCGCGCCGCTGGTGCCGCCGGTGATCGCGGTGCCGAGGGTGATCGCCGCGCTGCCGCTGGTGAAGGTCGCGTAGTGGTAGGACGCCTCGGACGGCTTGAGCCGGCCGTCGAACCGCTCGTAGCCGCCCACGCGCCGGTAGCCGCGCTCGGCCGGCTCGAAGTTGACGCCGGCGAAGGACGTCCCCGCCTTCGCCGCGATCCGCGGCGTGACGAGGTCGAGGCCCCCGGTGAGGAGGAAGGTGGTCGGCTTCTGCGCCATCAGGCGAGCGGCCCGCCGCCGGCCGCGGTGCCGGCCCAGGTGACGGGCGGAAGCGCGGTCAGTTCCAACTGCGCCATCATTTCTCGGACCCGGATACGCGCCCTCGGGTCGAGGTAGGCGGCCTCGTCGCTCTCGTAGAGGAGGATGAGCGCCTGAAAGACGATGAGCTCGTGGAAGTCCTCGGGCATCTCGGGGACGTCGGCCGCGATCGTGAGCGCCTGCGCCCCGAGCATGTACTCGCCCTTGATCGTGTAGTCGTCGTCCGGAACCGGCCCCAGGAGCACGCGGTTGCGCGGGTCGATGGTGAAGACCGATGGATAGTCGGTCTCCGGGTCGCCGCGGCGGAAGCGGGCGCGGAAGGTCTCCCACGGGCAGAACATCAGCGGCCGCTCGTCGGAGACGCCCTCCGAGGTCAGGTAGATCGTCCAGCCGCTATCCTGCCCGGGCGCGGTGTTGACGCGCCACGAGCGGAAGCGGGTGAGCGACCAGTCCGACGCCTCGTAGGTCTCGGTGTTTTCGAGCGCGGCGCCGCTGAACTCGTCGCGCATCCAGCCCCAATCGGGCCGGCGGCGCTGGATCTCGCGCCACGCCTCTTGGGTCCAGTCGAGGCATCGCGCGAGGCGGCCGGTCAGCCCCGTAAGCACCGCCGGGTTTCCCGAACCGGGGACGGTGCGGGACTTGAAGGCTACCGCCTGCGTGAGCTCGAGGAGGTTCATGTCAGGCGGCCTTCGCCGTCTCCTTGCGGATGAAGCCGTGGACGGTGATCGGGAAGCGCGGGGTCTCGATCGGCGCCTCGAGGGCGCTACGGTCGCGCGTGAGCTCCTGCGTCTCCGGGTAGTGCACCTCGACCGCATCGCGCAGCGCAGACTCGTAGTAGCGTCGCGCCACCTCGACCGGCTCGCCGCGGGGGATGAACATGCCGCGGCCGTTGACCGAGACGAAGACCGGCTCGCGGCCGCCGGGAATGTCCTGCATCGCGATCGTCAGCTTGACGTGGGTGTAGTCGTCGAGGTCGCCGCTCGGCGCCCGCGCCGCCATGCCGACCGGCCGGCGGGCCATGTCGTCGAGCTCGAAGCTTTTCGCGGTGTGGCCGCTCTGCTTGATGAGCTCGATGATGTCCGCGCGGGTCGCCGCGTCGGGCAACTCGAGGTTGAGATCCTGGGTAGCGAAGGCCGAAAGCTCGGCGTGCGTCGCGTCGACGAGGCGGATGGTGGCCATGGTAATGTCCTTGGGGTGGGTGCGAGCGGCTGTCGGAGCGGCTCAGTGGGGAGGTGCGGGCGGCCCCGGAGGGCCGCCGGCGGATCAGGCGTCGGTCGTCAGGCCGACCGCCGCGAGCACGTCGCCGATGGCTTCGAGCTTGGCGTTGACCTCGATGAGCCAGAGCTGCAGCTCGAGCACGGTCGGGGTGCCGCCGTTGGCGATGGTCAGCGCGCCGTCGGTCGTGAGGGAGGGCGCGGCCGTCGTCCACGTCATCGTGACCTTGTCGATCTCGGTGACGGGCGAGGTCGGCTTCACGACCATCGGGGTCTGGTTGGCGACCATCGCGCGGAGGATCTTGGCGGCCTCGCGGAAGCCGCCCTGCTCCACATGGTTGATGGCGATCTGCAGTTCGCCGCTGGTCAGGTTGGCCATTACGGGTACTGCTGCCCCGACTTCACGGCCACGAAGTAGTAGACCTTCGCGGACTCCGAGGCGTCGGCCCCGGTGACAAAGCCGTAGCCGAGCGTGGTGCTCGACAGAGCCCCGATGCTGCCCGAGGCGTTCGACACCACGGCGGCGGCGGTGTCGACGCTGGCGCCGTCCGTCATGCCGTAGAACCACTCGTGCGTGACGTCACCGTCGGTGAAGTTGACCACGCGGACGTAGTCCGGCACCCAGCCGAGGGGGATGTTGATGGAAGATCCGGTGCCCGTGTAGGTGCCGGTTGCGATTTCACCCGCCATAGCAGGTATCTCCTTGATGAGACGATGGGATCAGGGGGGAGACCGGCCCCTTGCGAGGCCGGTCAGAGGAGGTGTCAGATCGCGGTGACGGCGACCTCGAAGCGGGCCATCCAGGCGTCGTTCAGGATCGCGGCGCAGTGGTACATCTTCCACCCGACGATCCCGCGCTGGCCGAGCGGGTCCGACTTGTCGATCTTCCCGACGGGGATGATCGACGGCTGCACCGCCGACTTGCCGCGGAGCGGCGCGTTGCCGAAGGCTTCCTTGCCGAAGTAGAGGATCGGGTAGACGTCGGCCGAGGTGCCGGTGGTCGACACCATGCCGAGCTTGGCCGCGCCGCCGTCGGCGATCGGGCCGAGGTCGGCCGAGAGGATGAACCGGCAGTCCTGCACGGCGCCAATCTCATGCTCGGAGAGCGTGCTCTTGTTGCCGTACATGCTGGTCGGGACGAAGCCTGGCAGCGCGCGGAGGTCGCGCTCGAGGTCGGTGTGGGCAACCGCCACGTAGCCGCGCTCGATCGGGGTGGTCTTGAAGTTGACCGAGCCGTCGAGGGTGGACGTGATCGGCATCGCCTTCTGCGCCTCCT